CCCTTTCTTTCGACGTAGCCATTCGTCGGAATTTAAGCCTATAATTAACGAATCGCCGAGCTCTCTAGCTGCTTTGATATAGGCAATATGCCCGGAGTGAAGAGGATCAAATCCACCAGTAATTAAAACAATCTTTTTCATGCAGATATTTATCTGCGTGTATTATGGGACTATTATTGTTTGATTTAATTGCAGATTATTCATGGGTATGTTTTGTACAATAAATACTCGATGATATTTCACACCACTTGCGACGAATTGTATTTTTACAGATTTTATGAAAGTTTTTGGAAGTCTATTAAAGAAAATAATCCAACCGCCAACTTCTCTCTTAATTATGTTGGATCTATAAATGCAGAAATTTTAGAATTTTGTAAAAATAATAATATTATGCTTTCAACAGAAGAAGTAACTTTGATTGAAAAAAATGGCCAATGATCACTGCCAACTTTTAACTAATTCTATTGCTATAGGTGAAGACGTTCATGTTAGAGATTTTGTTTATCAAAATCTTAATGTGTACGAATTGAATGGAAAAGTGTTAGACCTTTCTAAACCAAAATATGAAATTAACGGAGAATGGTTGGTGTTTGCCAAAGGCGGTCAGGGCCAAAACAGTGTTAAAAAATTGAAAAGATTACACGATAATTTAGAAATTTTAAAAAATAATAAATTTATAGAGTAGCATCTTCTAATCCAGCAGTTCTTAGTTTAACAATATTGCTTAACTGCCACTGTTTAATATCAAGTGCTTTAATAATACCCAACCATTTATTTCTAAGTAGAGCAAAGTCATTGATGATCTTTTCGAAGTCTACAACGTCAGCTTCGCCTTCTACAAACTTTTCACAGTCTCTAGAGCTTAACTGACGTTGGTAGTTTTCGAGATATTTACGGAAGTGTTGACTGCGAAGTCTACGCAGTTCGATGTTGAGGTATTCTAAAATACCTTCAATCTCTTGAAGTTGGTTGAATCGATTTTCAACGATACCGGGCATTTGCGCAGACGCCTTCTCAATGTTTCCCGCTACGCGGACATCTTGTTTTGCTTGAATTAATTCAGCTTCATAATAGGCCACAGCATCGGGGATATTTGAAATATCCTTTGAAACTCGATCATACCAATTCATTTATTCCTCTTCATCGTAGCTATCTGCGTCATCTTCAATTTCTTCACCGTCGATGGCATAAGCAATAGCTTCGTCAAGATACGGATCTACTCCTTGAAGACTATCTAATACACTTTCTTTGATGCCATAGTCTAACAAGGTGTTTACAAAATCGCTGGCCACGTCTGCTCTTTGTTTTTCTGGTATATGTCCGATTACCACATGCCACAGGTCAGCAATTAAATCTTCTTTCATTGAGCTTCCTCCAAATCTGGTTCAACTGTAGTAGTTATCTCAGAAGTGGAAATTTCACCGTGTTTAGAAATGTCTTCCATGGCGATGTCAAGACCGTTTTTCTCATTACGTTCCCAAGCCTTGCGGAATTGTTTGATGATCTCACCGTCGTTGGTAGTGTAGACAAGGCTGTTACCTTCTTTCTTGAGCATGCCTTTAGCTTCAAACAAGTCGACTAATCCACTATATGGACTCATACCTGTTTCATAAGGAATCTCAAGATGTACACTTTCGAACGGCTTTGCGTAACGAGTTTTCATAATCTTACAGGCTGCACGAATGCCTTGCACAGTTGTAGTTTTATTACCATCTGCATCAAGTTTCAACTTCAACTTGCGCATAGCAACAACGATGCTGGATGCATAAATGAAACCTTGACCACCTGAGATCTTATCATCTGGATCAAACATATCTTGACTAGCATATGTGTGATTAGTTGCAACTAGACCAATACCTAAACTACCAAACATGTTTACACAGTTACGAACCAGTGCTGTTAGTGCTTTAGGCTTACGACCCATGTCGCCTTTGAGATCCCCGGCTTGAAACTGGTTTACATCAGTGGGGGTCAGTAACATTCCCAATGAGTCAATGATGAACAATACTTTAGGACGCTCGTCTTCAGGCATTGTTTTGTATTCTGCAACAAATTCTGTAATAGTCTTTGCCACATCGTCAATCATAGCCATATTAAGTTTCAACAACTTGTCTGGGCTTGTGTCAACATCAAGTGCATGTAACCATTTTTCGTCGAGTGCGTTTTCTGTATCGATCAAGATAGGAAAGATGCCTTGTGCTTGTGCATTCTTGACCAAGTTACCTGAACAGATAAATGATTTACCTGCACCACTTTCGCCAGCAAACACAGTTACCTTGCCTAGTGGGATACCTCGCTTGAAGTCACCGCTGATAAGATAGTTTAATGCGTAGTTGTTTGTGCTGACCCAATCTGTGGGGTCATTGAAGCCAATACTTAATCCGTCAATAGATTTAGTAATTGACTTTCTAAATTTACTAATATCAAATGCTTTGGCCATATTAGTTGTCCAGGTCCATTGCGTTGTATTCTTTGATTAATGCAATTAATTCTTCTTCGGTGTTGCAAAGAGTTTTGGTAGTTTTCCATTCTTCTTTTTTATCACGACCGCCAATCTCGACCATCCAACCGTTGTCGTAGCGATTGATGCTGATATTTTCATTTACTTTTACAAGTTTAGTTAATTTTGTCATTGTTGTTCTCCAGAGGTATGAAAGAGAGTGCGAGACTTACTCGCACTCTTCTAGTTTAGTTTTATTGCTTTTGACGATTGCGAATCATGGCAAGGATGTCTTGCGCACGACTAGCACCTTCTGCGGTTGCAGCTGGTGCTGCAGGAGCACTTACTGGAGCGGGCGCAGCCGCCGGAGCATCATCTGCATCTTCATCGACTACAGGTGCGCGAACAGATGCTTTGTTGGGATCACCGGTGGCCTGTCCCATACCTGCTGGTTTGAAATACTGGCCCCAACGATCCATATCATAGGCTTCGCCGTCTACTGATGCTTCAAACATTTCTTTCATGACCTTGAGCTCAACATCTGTGGGCTTCTTAGGAAGAAAGCCGCTGAGATCATACAGTCCGTGAGTGTCGATGGCTGCTTTTTCAACGTCGCTCAATGCACGTTCACGACGACTCCACTTTGATGTAGAATAGTCAGCAAATCCACCTTTGCTTGTCTTAGCAATACGGAAATCTAGACCTTTCAGGAAGTCTGTTGGCAGTTCATCTAGTTCTGGATCCATTAGTGCTGAACGGATGATATTGTAGATTTGAGGACCAATGATAAATCTACGGATAGGATTTTCTGGAATCTTATCTTCCTTGATTGGATCTTCAACTACAAAGCCTTGGAAAATGTATGAACGCTTTTTCCAATACTTACGACCCATTTCTTCTAGACTCTTGTCTTTGAACCAACCACGCACTTCGCTAAGGATTGGGCAAGCTGTGCCGTCGTTGTACATTTCCACGCATGGAACCTGCACTTGAACTGGACGACTATCAGTCTCACCTTTGATGCCAGCGAATGGCAGTTTGATCATCGCACGTTCTACCCAGAAAAATGTGTTGTTGGGATTGCCATCAGGTAGCAAACGGATAACCGCTTCCTTGCCTTCTTGCATGTTCCAGTGTGGGTAAATTGCGTTGTCTCCACCGCCGGTGGATTGTCCTGTGGACTTTGATTGTGCTTCTTGAAGTTTAGCACGGATTTCTGCGAGTGATGCCATTTTAAATGCCTCCTATGTTATGCCTAAAATGTTTATATGCCTTATGCACATGTTTTATTATGCGCTTTTTATTTATCAAGGTCAATGATTAACTGTATGTTTTTTGATTTTGTTTTGCCAAAAGAAAGGGCACCGAAGTGCCCGATCTAACTGCGACGAAACTTTTAATAGCCTGCTAATTCTCTAATACGTGCCAATTCTGCAATCTGTGGATCTTGCTGTTGTGGGGCCATGCGCTCTACAAACTTACGAGCTACTGATTCTGCCTGCTCACCAAACTTTTTGCCTACCATTGTGCAAACGCCTTCGGGACCTTTAGGGAATGTGCCTGTGTTACGATCATAAAATGATGTGATAAATTCTGCCAATTCTTCGGTGTTGAGTCTTTGCTTTCTCTTTTCAAAATCACGTTTAGGCTTGTCATCTTTGTATTCTATGTCTTTCATAGTCAACGGTGGCTCGCCTGCCTTCTTACGGTCAATTGCTGGTCTTTCGTAGTCTCTAGGATTGTCGGGGTCCACAGCTTCCTGCGGAACTGGTTCTTCCGCAGGTGCTGTTGCTGCTGGATCAACTGGCATTGGTTCCGCTTCCGGGGCAGTTTGGTCACCTCCTTGGGCTGCTTCCGGGTCATCCACCATGTCGCCAAAATCCAACTGTTCTAGTGCTTCGGGTGCATTGAGTGTGAGCCAATCTTTGATCAATGGTCTCACACATGCATCTGGGTCTTGTGCTGCCTGTTCTTTGATTCGTTTATATAATTCAGGATCTTCAATTAGGCCTTTGAGACTTTCTATGGCATTGGTTCCGTCCACGCCTGCTGGAAAGTGCTGTGCTACAAGTTCTTGTAGTCCTTGTAGTGCTGCTGCCTGTTCTTCTGGATCTTCGCTGGTCACCGCACTTTCTTCGCCTAGACCCATGACCCAGTTTTCAAATTGCACAAATGGATCATTGTCTTCTGTTTCAACTGTTAGGTCTTCGTTGCTGATTTCTTGTTGTGTTAGGGCGACTATGTCGTCATAGCCTATGGTGTTTCCTTCTTTCATTAGTCTGTACAAGACTGGAAACACAGTTGCGATATCTTCTTTGAATGATCTCACTGTGAATTTCTGCTTGAAATCTTCTACTACATCCTGTGGAATTTCTTCATCGGGGTTTGCCTGGAATGATTCTCTATAGGCTTCGTAGTGGCGTTGTTTGCTTAGGGCCTTGATCTGTTCTCTGAGATGATTTAGATATTCTGTGCTTCTTTCAACCACTGAGTTGGTATCTGAATTCATTAAGTCGTTGCGCACCACATAGTTGCCGAAGCTCTTAAGCTGAGCAATTTCTTCACTCATTTTAGTAATGCTTTCGCCTAATTCATCGTAGGGTAAGCCGCCGTTGGCCACATGTCGCTGCATGGCTCGAGCACCTGCTAAATGTATGAAAGGATATTTGAATCGTTCGCCGTCTTGGTTTTCCACAAACAGTCCAGAAATGTTTCTAGTTCTAGCACCCGGCTGTGTGTCATCCATCACTGCTTGGCTGTGTTTGATAATTAGACGTGTGTCCATTAATTTTTGATAGCTCATTGTCTTGCTACCATACATCGAGCTTTCACTCATCATGTTTTCACTCATTGTGCTTTCTCCGACTGGGGTTTGAATTTTATTCATCTGGGGTTTAGGTTGTGCATTTTGACTAAGGAATTGATAATCTCGCTTGTCAAGATTGTCTTTGGCAATGTCTCTGGTGTCAAAACTCAATAATCTTCGCTTGGCAAATTGGCGCAGCTCTTTCAAGAAACCGTACCAGTGTGTTTTCTGTCCGTCATCCATGCCTTCAGTGATTCCATTGGAAAAATACACTTTCATCGAATTAGGCTCAGCTAAACTAATGCTGACATGGCCCATAGGAGTTTCACCTTCTGTGTAGTCAAAATCAAAAAATCTGGCCTGTTCTGGATTAATGGTAATCTCACCAGTTTCTGCACCTAGTTTAAGGCCAGAGAAACGGCTACGTACCTTGTAGAATAAATCTGTGGCTATGTTATTTGTTGCGTCCATAAGTGTATTTATCAAAGACCCATGCTTACAAAGATCGGCATGGGCATGGCATCGTCGTTGATTTTTTCCGTCATTTTGTCATAGATCTGTGGATCCCAGTCTGCTAACACATCTGCCATGCGCATGATCAACAGTGTTGAACTGACCAAGTCATCATGCTCTCCGCTTTTGGCTTTGAATCCCAGCCCCGATGCCACATATGTTTTCAGCTCGGAAATCAACGGTTTAGAATGTATTATCATCTTGTGATTTTCAATCATGTTTTTTAATTGGCTACAGGCGCTGATCTTGCTTCTGTGTGTGGTGTTGAATCCCTTACGGAACTTGCGTATATGACCTTTGCGTATGGGTTCTGAAAGGAAAAGTCCGTGAAAGTTTTCCTCGCCTATGTCGTTGATCACTATCAGTGCTGATTCTCCAAGACTGTTGTTTTCCACTGAATAGTATATGATGGGAGCACCACCTCGTTCCTCGCCACGTTCATGTATGTATTTTAATATTTCTCGCATGACTTTGACCTGTTGCTGCACAGGTGTGGTATTGTGATGCCATTCTGCTACCTGTATCATCTCAGGCATTTCGTAGACCTGTATGGCACCGTAGTCTCCACCTGTGCCCAAGCTGGGATCTAATGCAACAAGGTATGTGGCCTTAGGACTGATGTCTCTATACCAACGTGTTTGCCCCATGTTCATTATAGGATCCGATCCTGCGAGTTCGACTAACTTCACAGAGTTAATCAGTGTTTCGTCATAGATCAGGAATTCGCATTCAAACTCTCTACGGAAACGCTCATCACCAATCTTAGCACGTTCTAATCTAGCCCACTCGTCATCGCGGTCTGGATGCTCTTTCCAATGTGCAAAGAAGGGGAAGAATCCGTTAACACCTAATTTAGTTTCATTGCCAAAGTCGTCAAATCGCTTGTTGGCTTCTAACCAAATCATAGCAAACTGATCTTCGTCTGAGTTAGGTGTTGATGTGATAATAGCTTTACCACCGGTGGCCAATGTTGGCGATAATGCTGTCCAAAACTCTTTGGCTTTTTCTGGTGGTTGTACAAACGCAAACTCATCGCAATAGATCAATGAAAGAGATTTACCGCGTCCTGTGTTTTCAGTTGTGGTAGTTGCTTGTATGCGTGATCCATTATCGTATTCGATGGTATTTCTGTTATATGAATACACACCGGCACGTATAAAGTCTGGTAAATTTTCATAGGCGTATCTATAACGATCCATGATGTCTCGAGCACCTTCGTACTTGTGTGCTGCAATCAATACCTGTACGTCGGGCATAAACTGTGTGTACCACAACAAATAAGCCACTGCACATGTGGTCTTGCCCATCTGACGTGGCAGCATGGCTATACATTCTTTGTTTGTGTGATATGCGTTAATTAACAGTTCTTGAAACCCATAGGGCTCGAATGGTATTGAACCTCTAGTAGGGTGTTGTATCTTTATGC